ATAAATTAGTAGGAACTCCAGAAAGATTGCGACAAGTATTAGACATTGTAAATAAAAAAATGCTCTAAAACCTACTAATAAGTCTATATTTTTATAACACAATAGTGTTTGTATGATCAAAGACCCGTTTTTGTGATAAACACAAAAACAATTTTTGGAGGCAAAAATGGCTCTATATCCTGCACAGCCCGGACTAAATCCACTTGGGCAATTTGACGTACTAGACGAATATCAGTCTGGTATTAGTGGTGGCGAAGTTGGTACCGTTTTCGGCGCTTCTCGTACCGTAAGTTCAACCGAGCGCGCTTCTTATGACGCACTTGATGGTTATAGCAATGTAACCGACCTACAGCGTGCTGCTGTAGCAAACTCAATTACTGGTTCAGGCGTTCGTCCTATTTGGTTGCTTGATGCTGGTACCACTGGTTATGGTACTCTTTTCGGTCAAGTAATTGGTACTCCCGCTGGTCTACGCACCACTGGTACCAATCTTGGACCACACACCGCTGCTGCTTCTGGCAAGGTAACTTGTTGGAACAAACCAGGTCTCTATGAGATTTCAGTTGACGCAGTAGACACTACTGCTGATGGTTTGGTTCTTACCAATGCTAACGCTGACCCAGGTTCTGCTCTAGACTGCGAAGCAGATGGTACTGTAACTCTAGGAACCGCTGGTACTGCCGTTGGTATTACCATTGGTTATTTTATGGAGTTTGTTACCTCTCCATTCCTCGTAACCACTCCTCCTTCATTGGTTGGTGCGACCGAGGCAGCCACCCGCGTAGTTGTGGATTTTGATGTTGTTGGCTAATCAACCTTAATTTAGCTTTTTCCCCACAATGGGTCAAACTATTGTGGGGAATTATGAAATGTAATTTATGTAAAAAAAGACTAGCAAAAATAAAAACACGAAAATACAAAGATATATGTAGAAAATGTTATAAATATTTTTGCAGAGTAAAATATAACTGTAGTATATGTAATCAATTATTTTATTTAAAAAAGAAAAACCCAAATATTTGTAATAAATGCTATTCAGCACTTAAACAAAAACACTACACTAAACAATATGATAAACAATGTAGTAAATGTGGAAAAGTGGATGTTTTAAAGACCAGAAATCCACCATTATGTAAAAAATGTTATATATATCCACAAAAACAATGTAGTAAATGTAATAAAACAAGACGAGTAGCAAAATATTTAAATAATAAACCAATTTGTAATACTTGCTATGATTACATATATAAAGACAGAATAATCAATAGATTACGAAAAAGATTAAATGATGCTATTTTAAAAGATAAAAAAGCAGATGAATATGGAATAAATTACCAAGAGATTAAAAAACATTTGGGTCCTTGCCCAGGAAAAAATTATCACATTGACCATATATTTCCTATTTCTGCCTTTGATTTTAATAATTTAGCACACATACAAGCCGCTTTTGCTCCAGACAATCATCAGTGGCTAACAAAGCAAGAGAACCTAAGTAAAAGTAATAAGTATGATTCCAAACAATTCCTATCCTATATGGATAGTTTTGTAAATAAACCAAAAAAGGAGGTAGACTAAAATGTCTATGTTTTCAACCTACGGAAAGAAGGGTGAAATCAACGGAAGTAATTTTCGTGATGCCCTTTCGCAAGTCGTCAAGTACGCAAGTGTAATGGAGGAGATGCAGCCTGCTAATACTACTGTTAATCACGCTCCTTCTTATTCAATGGAACAGAGAGAGGCTCTTCTAAAGAAGGCTCTTGACGATCCTCAGGGCAAGACTGCTTTGGCTGCTGCCATGGCCAACCCCATTCGTCGTAAATAAGTTGCGACCTTTAGTGGAAACACTATTGTAAAATTTGGCTATATGCTGGAAACTCCGAAAGTCTAAACTACTTAAATGTTATAAGAGCACGGTACAGCACCTGTTCACTAAAACAATTTAAGTAAAAATGTTTAGAATGCGGACAATCAGCAGGAAAGATTGGAGATTAATGAATAAGTTTCTTAAATTAGAGCATATATATAAAAATGTGGTTTATTATTTTGATAAGGGATTAACTCCTCATCAAATTGCCGATAAGTTTAATATTTGCTATGATGATGTAATATTTTGTCTATCTAATTTTGGCAAGTTTCAAACATCTGTATTTACCAGACTAACAGAAATTCAAGTGGAAAATATACTGAAACTATGCGATAATGGAACAAAAACAAAAGAAATTGCTAAAATATTTAATATAGATAGACATTGCGTTGGTAGAATTCTAAGACGATATGGAAGAACCAGCAGACATTCAAATAAAAAGTTTGCTCATCTTAGAAAAATACCATTTACAACAACACATAAAAACTTCATTATAGGAACATTGTTAGGTGATGGTTGTATTCATCAGCAAAGAAAAAATACAAATAATCTATATAAGTATTATCTCAGTCATTCTAAAAAACAAGAAGAGTATTTTTTCTGGAAATTCAAGCAATTACAACCATATATGAGTAAATACTATGAGGTAGAAACAAGGCTTTCAAGTGGCAAAACATATAAACAATTAAAAGCCACCTCTATGGGACATCCAGAATTTAAAAAATATTACGATATGTTTTATGATGATGATGGAATTAAACATGTTCCTAAAAACATAGATATTTACCTAAATGATTTCGTAATGGCAGTTTGGGTAATGGATGATGGAAGTCTAACAAATAGAGGAAAAGGCACAAAAGGTAATTCAATAAGAATATGTTCTCTTAACTTTTCTTATGACGATCATATTAGACTTAAATATGCGATTAAAGGTTGTTTTGATATTAATACGAAAATTGGTGCTTATAATAGAAACGGAAAAGCATACTACTATATTTCGTTTAATAAAAGAAATTCTCACTTATTGAAAAACTTAATTGAACCATATGTTTTACCATCTATGAAATATAAATTACAATTATTTGATTAATCTTCAATATCCTCAGAGACTATATGCCAAACATCCCACGTGGATGAAGATATAGTCCCGTCTCTAAGGAAACTTGGAGGGTATAACTTAGCGGTTATATCAGTTTTTATAACTAAGAAATTGAACTTAGATTACCAGGGAGTTGGGCGCCGTCTATTGGTAGTTGACCCGCTTACTCAAGGTGCTCTACCTGTTTACGAGCGTGACATCGATGTAAGTGCTGTTGTTGTGTCTTCAAACGGTTCTGCTCCTGAAAGTCGTGTACAGGGTGATCGTGTAACTGTACCTACTTTCGAACTTCTCTCGAACCCAACGGTTCGTATTGCTGAGGCTCGTATGCGTCGGTTCAATGTAATCAATCGTATGCAGCAAAAAGCAAGACAGGAGATCAACTAAACGCTTGGGTCTCCGTTAAACATCCGGATTTGCTGGAAAACCTCGAAGCTATTTGGTACTCATTATGATGTAACAATTCAAATAGTATGGGTCAATCAGCAGAGGAGTTAAATGAAAACGAAAGAAATATTACCAAAACAACAATTAGAATATTTATATTCAGTTAAAAAATATTCCGACAATCAAATAGCAAAACAGTATGGATTAACACTAGGGCAGGTACATAGATTAAGAAACTCATATAGAATAAGAACACTAGAACAATATGAGAGACATCCAGTATCTACCTTAAATAAAAGAGAAACCTCAATACTAATAGGAAAAATGCTTGGAGACGGGCACCTAAGAAAAAAAAGAGGAAAACAAACTTATCCATGTTTAATGATTGAACATTCAGTAAAACAAAAAGAATATGTTTATTGGCAAAAAAATGAACTAAAAAGATGGTTATATAATGAAGAAAAACCAATAAAAACAAATAGAAAGAAAAGAAACAATAAAACATATCATTCTTTAAGTTTTACTACTGTTTCACATCCCGCTTTTAATGAGGTTTATGAGGACTTCTATAAAAGTGGAAAAAAAAGAGTAGGTAAAAAAACAATTAAAAAATACTTTACTCTCTTATCACTTGCTGTTTGGGTTATGGATGATGGGTTTTTAAGTGGAAAAAATAAAAGAATAGGTTTAGCAACAAATTCTTTTACTTTACCAGATGTTAAATTTCTTAAAGATTTTTTACATAATCGATTTGACCTAAAATGTTGGATATGTAAAAGAACGAATACAAAAGAAATTACTTGGGAATTACATTTTGATAAACCCTCAACAAGAAAAATATCAGAAATGATTGAATTATTGGTAATAGATAGTATGAAACACAAACTCCTTTCAGAGACTACAAAGGGTGCGGGGTAAAACCCGAAGGTATAGTCCGACACTCAAGGCGACTTGAGATTAACATTTGCCAAGCGCAAGAAGATGGAAATATTTTTGCTGCAGTGGACTTTGCGTCTGACGCTACCCTAGGTGGCGAAAATACTGCTCAGGACATTGCTGACGCTGGTCTCCTAAAGCGTGACCTCGTTGAAATTAAGACCCAGATCGACAGATGGGACCTCTTGACCTCAAAGTTCGTGATGCACCAGGTTGAGTACCAAGATATCCTAAACTGGGGTTCTGGTGGTGGCCAAGGGATTGGTGGTGGTGAGCTAGATATCGTAACCATGCGTGAAGTGCTTCAGACTGGTTTGGTGGCTCATATTTGGGGTTCAGACATGATCGTGTCCAAGATGGTTCCTGTTGGAACTGTGTATGGCGTCGCTGATCCAGAGTTTGTTGGCGTTATGCCTATTCGTCAGGATATCGAGGTGCTCCCAGCTGACGAACCTAAGAGAGCTATGCTCGGGTTTATCGTGCTTGAGGAATTGGGAATCGGTATTGTTAACCCACGCGGCTGTGCTGTTGGTCGTAAGTCAACTGCCGTTGGTTAATAAGTTTTTTGAATTAGCTTAACTTAACTTAAAAGAGGGCCTCGTGCCCTCTTTTTTTTTAATACTTGAGTATTAGATTTAAGGAGCTAGAATGAAATCAACAATAGAAGAGTTAGAAAATGATTTAATAAGAGTAAAAGAAATTGTTAAGCGTGTTCCAACCAAACAAGATTACAAAAACCATGGCAAATATCCAATGTTTCATTATACTAAGTACCAAGTATGGACAGAATGGCAATATAAACTCTTTGGGACAACTGGCATTTTGGAAACCTATAATAAAAAGAACAAGTTTTCAGATGAAGATATCATGAATGACATTAAGAGAGTAAAAAACATTATTAATCACATTCCCCGCATTATTGATTATAAAGAGCATGGAAAATATGCTTTTTCAACAATAACTAGAACGATAAATTGGAATCAATGGTTATTACAATGTTTTGGACAAGTTAATCATAAGTCTAACAATCCTAATAAAATTACATGGAAGCAAATGGTAGAGGATATTCAAAATATAGCAAAAAAACTAAATAAAACACCTACATCTCTTGAATATAAAAAGCATGGAACATATTGTATTCCCACAAGATATAAATGGAAAGATTTAATTCAAGCGGCCTGTGGAGATATAATACATAAAAAATATAAAAAATACAATCAAGAAGATATGTTACAGCACTTAAGAGATTTAAAAGAAAAATTGGGTTATAATCCAAGAAAATATGAACTTGAGAAATATAATTTTTTGGACTATTGTTCTCATTTTAATACTTATAAAAATGCTTTGGTTTCTGCCGGTTTGGTTCATCCGCTTAAAAACAAAAAGATAACCCAGAAAGATATTGTAGATGAGATTAAAAGAATTCGTAAAAAAATAGGTCATTATCCTAACACAAGAGAGTTTTTAGAAAATAGCCCAATTACTTCTTATCAGATTTTTAATAATTCTTGGAGCGAGTGTCTAGAACAAGCGGGATTTACACCAAAAGATATTACCAAGAAAGATATTAAGAATGCTTTATGGAACAGATATAGAGAAAATGGTAATAATATTGATTGTTTAGAGTATTGGAGCATTAGAAAATCAAAAAGTTTTCCTTATAGTCCATTTATTATTAAGTCTCGGTTTGATAATAAGCCTTGGGACGAAATAATGGTTGAATGTGGTTTTGAGTATACTTCTTTTAATCATTTTTGTGGCGGTGGACATAGAAGAGGGCAGTTTACTGGGCGGGATGGTAATGAATATTTGTCTACAATTGAAAGAAATGTAGGTAATCTATTGTATGAAATGAAGAATAATGGTGAGATAGATGAATATGAATATGAAGCGTTGGTATGTAAGGAGAGAAATTGGACTTGTGATTTTCGTGTTAAAATTGGAGAACGAATCATATTTGTAGAAGTAGATGGACTTATTAATTCTCGTAATGTCCCTTACAAAAATGGAAATGAGAAAATAAATTATTATAAGAATAATGATTTAGAACACTGCGTCATTTCCTATCGAGATTTCGATCTAAAAAAACGCCTTTCTTATTTTCTTTACTAATAAAAACATATACTAATAACGATTTTTATTTTTTTGGAGGCAGCATGAGCAGTTTTTTAAGTTCTACAGTTGCTGGTGGTGGAGGGGGCGGTGGTGTTACTCTAACTGATAATGAGAACATATATTGGGTAGGAAAACACGGTTTAGACACAAACAGTGGAAAAACTTTAAACGATGCTTTTTTGACTTTTGGAGCTGCTATTTCTGCTGCTTCTTCTGGTGACGCAGTTGTTTGTTTAGATAATGGGATCTATACAGAATATGTTACGCTTCCCGATGGTATTACTTTATATGCTCCCAACGCAACTTTAACCA